GACGGACAAGAAACCATAGAGGATTAAAATGAAACCACCCAGCAACTTCTCACCAGGGCAACTGATTTTCATCTTTACTTGTGCCCTACTCTTTCTTATAGAGGTTGAGTATTTCATGTGGGTAGGCTTAATCTACCTCGCATGTCATTTTCTCGGCCTTCAATTCACTTGGGGCGGCGCCACCATCATGGCTATCATTGGCGTCGTTCTTGTAAACTTATTCAGAGGAAAATCAAATGAAGAAACAAATGACGGACAAGATAACGGATCAGATAATTGAGAACAAGGTTAACTTGGAAGACCCGTTTCCGTATGTAACTGATAAGAGGCCTTTAGAAACGGCTGAAATCATTTACAGAACAACTTGGAAGAGCTATCCGATTTACATCAAGAGCATAATGGGACTTTATCCCACCGCTTACATTGATACAAAATGCAGCTACATAGTTGAAAACTATGATTGCCAATCATTCAAGGTTGCTCACAAGAAATTTGATAAGAATGCTCCGTTTGAGATTACTTATGCCGACAAGCATCTTGCTATCTCGAACAAGATGGGCTGCCAAGGTGACACACTGAAGGGCAATTTCATCGGATGGGACTATGCTCACTGTGATGATTACAATGCTCTGATGCCTGACTGGGCTGGACATCATTACACGATTGCAGAAATCGTAAAGGATGCAACGGACTTCATTGACAACAACTTAATTCCAACAATGGAGGAGATACATGACGAGCGAAACTCTAATAGAGCTGCTAAAAAAGCATCCCGGGGCTAACATCCAGATTAAGCGCAAAGTCATGGTAAATGACAACGGCTTTAATCGTCAGGTTGAGTCTTGGGTTGACTTGGAAGAAGCACAAGTGAACACAACAAAGTTCGGTGGAAATACGCTTTTCATCGGTGACCTTTAACATTACATAATCTTCGGATTTATTTCCTCGCCAAATGCAGGCGAGGATTTTTTTGTTATATTTTTACCTAATAAATAATGTGCCGATACATTCGCATCGGTTTTAGACACATTATTGCATAATTAGGAGAAAGTATGGCAAATAAATTAGTCGCTAAATTTAAGAGAGAAAAAGCATTCGCAGATATCTTGGCAGCAGACAATGTGGTAGATGAATATCTGTCCACTAACTGTGCATCTGTTAACTTGTTGTTTAGTGGTAAGGTTCTTGGCGGAATTAAGAAAGGTAAGATGAGCACAATCTGTGCTGACTCAGGTTGGGGTAAATCACTTATCGGTTTGAACTGTCTTGCCGCTGCATATAAGTCAGGTATGACATGCGTTGTCATTGACACAGAAAACGCATTTAACGTAGAACTTGCTCAGAGCTTGGGTGTTGACATTGATGATATCTTGGTCTTCAAGACATCACGCATTCCTGAAATCAAGCAGATCTATGCTCGCATTAACCACGGTCTAACCCGTGCCGAATCTCGTGAGATTTTCGTGCTCTTTGACTCTTGGGGACCGATCGTTGAAGAACAGGTGATGGAAAAGGCTGAAGAAGCATCATCTGCGGTTAACATGTCCGCCGCTAAGTTTAAGAATGAACTTGCGAACGTCATTAACGCTTGCGGCAACACATCCCTCATTGTAAACCATGTGTATGAATCGTTGCAGATGTATGGCGAAAAGTTCGCGGTACCTGGCGGTAAGAGATTGTTCTTCAACTCTGACGCTATCGTTCTTGCTTCTTCTGCTGCTAAGGCAAAGGACAAGGAAGGCAACATCTACGGTAAGGTTATTACTGCGGGCGTTAAGAAGGGACGCGCTGCTAAGGAATTCTCTAAGACTAAGTTCTTGATTGAACATTCCGGCGGTATCAACCCATACTTCGGATTGCTTGAAGATGCTATTGACTCCGGTGCTGTCATTAAGGTAAAGCAGGGCGTAAGCGTTGTTTACCAGCGTGTTGGCATTGACGAAGATGGCAAGACATGGAAGGAAGCAGACCTTTACTGTGCTGCATTCTGGATTCCTCTTTACAAGAACGACGTATTCAACCACTATGTGGAAAAGAAATACGCATTTGAAGATACAACTCTCGTTGCTTCTGTTGAAAACATTATGGATTTGATGAACGCAGATCCTGCTAAGCTTTCAACCGTTTCTATCGGTCAGAGGGACGATGAAGACGAGGACGATGATGGTGAAGAACCATACGTTCCTGAAGAATAATTCAGTGCTTCAATAAAATTAGGATGGGCGGAAAATTTCTGCCCATTCTTTTTTTGTGTCAAAAAGTTATTATATTTTGACAAACATTATAAGGAACATCTTTTATGGTAGTTATTGTATGTGGAATTGACCGAGTAGGTAAGAGTACTCAAATTAAGAAGATGCAAGAACACTTTGAAGAACTCGGTCTTGAAACAACTGTCATTCATTATGAAGGTGTGAAGGTACCTGAAAGCGGACCGTTCAAGAGCGGCGCTCAAGAGGTTGCTTCAAGAACACGATATGATGACATGCTTCACCTCGCTGATGAAATGGTCAAGTCAACAAATCATGTCTTGATTTTTGACCGTGCTCATCTTGGAGAATTTGTCTACTCACCTATGTATCGCCATTATGATGGGGACTATGTTTTTGAACTTGAAAAGAAGTATCCGAACTTCTGCTCAAGAGCTTTGCTGTTTACCTTCATTGATACACCAGAACATGTTTTAGCCCGTGATGACGGTGAGAGTTTTACCACCGATCTTCAAAAGAAGGCAGAAGAAATAGAAAGGTTTACCGAAGCGACTGAAAGAAGCAATGTTGAACACAAGCACTTGATAAACATCAAAGATAAGAGCATCGATGATGTATGGAATATAATTGAACCTCAAATAAAAGAAAGGATCGGAAGATGATTAAAGATTTCGAGATGAAAGAAGTCATTGAACCTTCTATCGCAGCTTCATTGAAAAATAATGAAGTAATTCGTGAAGAAGTTGAATATCCACTTGTTCAGAAGTATCTGTCTGGAGATAAGACTGGCAACACTTGGGAACTTATCAATGTGAACTTAATGCTTGACCCGTATCAGCCTTACTTGAACATTTTCAACAGACCGTTCAAGAAGGATTACTTGGAGAAGGAACATAAGTGGTATATGTCGCAGGATCTGTCTATTAAGGGATGGATGGACGACATTAAGATTTGGAATTTCTGTGCTTCAAAGGATGACAAGCAGCTCATCAACTCTAATTATGGTTGGTGTGTATTCTCTGAAGAAAATGGGTCTCAGTATGAAAACTGTTTGCAGAAGATTAAGGACGATCCGAACACAAGAGAAGCATTGATGATTTACACAAGACCGTCAATGCACAAGGACGCCGTTGAAAATGGAAAGCATGATTTCATGTGTACCGTTTCTGCACAGGTTCTCTTGAGAGATGACAAGCTTTATTACATTGTGACCCAGAGATCTTGCGACTTGGTGACTGGGCTGTCTTTTGACTTCCCATGGCACTGCTTTGTCTATCAGATGATGTTTGAAGAACTGAAGGAAAAATATCCAGACCTTGAACCTGGCTGCATTTTCTACAATGTCGGTTCTCTACATGTTTATGAAAGACATGAAAATCTTCTAAAGGCATTCGCAACCTATGGCTAAACCGAGTGATTTTGAAAGGATCATCCTCAAAGCACTTTTCGTCAATGAAAACGTAAGATCTAAAGTCTTACCGATGCTTTCATGCGATTGGTTCTTTGATGTAGATGACAAAATGATTGCTGATAGGATTCTTGACTACAACACTCGTTTTGGACGCTTACCGAATGTGATTGAGATGAAACGCTTAATCACTGACGAAGCGACTTTGAAAATCTTTGAAGAAACGATGGCAATTCCAGATGAGGAAGTAAACACTGAATTCATCTTGGAAGAAATTGAAGAATATGTTCGCAGAAGATTGCTTTATAATCAGGCAGTCAAGATTACTTCGTATGTAACGAACGGAACATCAAATACAGACGGCAAGAGTGAATGCTTTGCTGATAATGTGTCGGACGCGGAATCGTTCTCGTTTGACACAAACATCGGCTTTGACTTCTTTAATGATCCGCAGCGTTTGTATGAAGATGCGAACATTCATGAAAAGATTTACAACTGTGGTGTAGACACACTTAATGACATGATAGGCGGTGGCTTCCATGAAAAGTCACTTACACTTATCATGGCTGGAACGAACGTAGGTAAGACTCTTATCATGTGTTCATTGGCGAAGAACTTCGTCATGAATGGACACAACGTTCTATATGTGACATTTGAAGACCCTGAAAATAAGATTGCTTCTCGTGTTGCCCAAAATATGTTTGACATAACACAGCAGCAATACAGACAGATGACAAAGGAAAACTTTGCGAAGGCGTTCCAAATTGCTAAATCAAAGCTTCATGGGAACCGTCTTGTCATCAAGGAATTTCCAGAATACTCAACGAATGCGATGAAGATCCGTTCGCTGATTAAGGAACTTGATGAAAAGCAAGGGTTCAAGCCTGACGTACTGTTTATTGACTATATCGGATGTATGGTGCCGAACGGCCGTTTCAATCCGAATATGAACTCAAATACTTTGTTGCTGACTGTTGCTATGCAGGTCCGTGCATTGGGCATGGAACTTGGCATACCTGTCATATCTGCATCTCAGGCAAACCGTGGTGGTAACGGCGTTGCTGAAAT